CGATGTGAGCAATGATTTGTCCCATCTGATAGTCACCATTGATAGCATTAGATTCAAAGCGCACACGCAATTCACGGCGCTGTTCTTTGAGCATAACAATCTGTTGATAAGGCTGGTCTGGGATGTCAGGAAATGTATAAATCGAACTATACACTTCAGGCGCTCTAGCATTAGCTCGACCCGTTACTTGAACAGTCATATCACCTGATTGCACGAAGTCAGGCTCAATCATTGTAATGCGAACGTATTCATTCTTGCCTTGAGGCAACGAAGAAAGATCACCCGTCTCAAAGTAGCTTTGAATCGGTAACACAGTGTTTTCGTAAATCTGATTTACACCTTTCTCATGGATCCAGACATGATAATCATTGTTTACTGGATCTAAACCCGCAGTAATCGGAGCCACAAACAAGTTTGAATAAGTAGCCGATGTTCGTCCAGCGTTAGGCAATTCAGTGTCGTACCAAGTTTGTTCACGCACATTGTAAATGATAGCGTGTGTACATTCTTCAGCAGATCCGCGCGGATAGCACCACCAAATCTCGCCAAAACGCGGCACTTTGAATCCAAAAACTTTCTGACGTTGTTTAGCGTTTAAGCCATCAAAAAAGTAATTGAGGTTCATCAAGTTTGGAACTTCGCGCACAACACCGTTAAACATTAAGAAACGATCAACACCTATCCAGTAAAACACACCGTCATAATCAACAACAGAATCAGGCGAAATGATGGATGTTTCTGTGGCAATAACATCAAACTGGAATACACTTGATCCACCTGTAAATGTGGCGCGAATGATTGCGTCATACGCCCAGAAAAGACCAGCAGGAGCAGAACCAGATCCAGCCCTTAATGGCATACCTTTAATGATTTTCGTACCCCAGACACGCGCTATGCCTGATCCTGATCCACTTAAATCAGTGAAGTCTCCAGCAACAGACCATCCGACAATGCCATTTGCACCGTAGTAAAATAGGTATGGATGCAATGAAATCATGCCACCAGCGGCATTAGCGCCAGCAGGTAACGTAATTTCAGTTAGTGCGGCAGTACCAAACGCATCACCGTAAAAGATTTGTCCCGCTTCATCATTAGTTGTGTACGCATTGTTAGGCGCACAGTGAGCTAGTAATGAATTCGCTGATGTAGATGAATCGTACTGATAATCAAACATCCATTTGTTGTTGTCATCTACAACAAGCGTTAACGGTGTTCGATCAATTAAAATTGATGAGTTGTAATTAATATCAATCGTAAATCGAGACAACGAATCTGTTGCACCCGAATGCACATAAACATATCCACCTTGGTTGATGCTGGTCAATCCGTAGCTAATGTTGGGCAAATATTTGGTTGTTGATCGGAATCCACCAATTTTACGAGGAAGGCCACGTTGCCATCTTACCCATTTACCATCGACATAAGCGTTGCCTTCGTATTTAGTGCCATCGCGCTTAATACCAGGATCTGACTTGAGTACAATGGTAGTTTCGGTCATGACCAACTACCTCCATCAACATTTCCAGATTGAGCAACACCAAGCGCAGCCCATGCAGCCGCTTGATCTACAGCAGTGAACAATGCATCACCGACAGATGTAGATCCTAAATTAATACGAGCGCCTGAAGCAGTCGTAGATCCTGTGCCACCTTGCGATACTAGAATTGGGAATGAAACGGTGGATGTGTCAGCGTCAACAACGTCAACGCCATCGCAATATAAAATCGCACGAGAATTTTGGGGAACATCAACAAAAGCACCCGCTGCCGTACCGATTGATAATGTAAAAGCACCTGTTGTGCTGTTAGTCACCCAATACTGCTGTACAGTATCAGGCACAACAATCAAACGATCACCTGTTAGCAATCCTGTAAAATTGTAAGCAATACGATTAAGCTCAGTACCTGTTAACGTATAGTTACCCGTTCCTGCAACATTAATAACAGTGTAATCAAATGCAAAAGTAGCTGATTGACCAAAGCCTATGGTATAAAAATCGGTGCCATCAGAAGCAATAATGGCTGACTCATTCGGCTGAAATGCTAAATCCACAGCGCCGTCTATAGTATTAATACCTACAGGTGTGGCAACAATTTGACCAGATCCTGAATTACGCAGGTAAATGAACCAATTGTTACCAACAGTCTGAGCTGATGGCAATGTTAAAACACCACCAGCGCCAGTCCAGTTGTACATTTTGGCACGATCTGAAATTCCAGCAGTATAGTCTGAGTTAAATGTAGTAACAGGCACTGATTGTGACAACAACGTACCAACCGCAACAATACCAGTACCCGCTAATGATGAAGCATTGGCTTGTGAAATTGATGCGCCATACTGCAATGAACGCCAGCTACCTGCTGAGGTTGAATTGTCTGTTAAGTAAATTTGCCACAACTCACCAGCCGCAATAGTAACAACCTGAACATCGTCATAATCAGAAATTGTGACGGTATATGAACCAATGTTGTTGAACAATATGGTTTCACCGACACCCGCTTTAGCAGCATCAGGAAGAATAACTTTTAATCCAGCTTGATCAGCAGTGACATCCATAATCTTTGCAGCAAGATTAGAAGATGCAGAGGTTTCTTCAGGCCAACTTAATGCAACGTCAGCAGTCAATGATAATTGAGCGTAGCTTATCTCAGCCGGATAGACTGTTGCGCCGCCAAAAACGTAGGTATAGGTCATGCTTCGTTCCTTATCGCAGTGCGGTCAATGATACGTTTCAAATCTTCGCCTGACAGTGCTTGTGCCGCGCGGTCATATAATGACTGCCATATTTGTAAACGTTGGTCGTTTTTAAGATACGGCGCCGCTTCTAACAACGATCCGTACAACAACATATCTGGAGCATATTCGGTAATGAAATTGGTTTGAGTTTCATCACCTAAAAATCTTGGCTGCTCGTAATACAGGATTTCAATCGATGTATCTACAGCAGGTGCTGGTGCAATCAACCAATGCTGATAATCATAATCAGCATAGAATTGAGGCGTTCCAGTTTGTGCGTCATCAGGCCAGTAATTACGAATGTATTCATACGATCTAGCTTGAATGGCATTAGAATCAATACGCATAGACACAGTATCGCGCCAACGATCAGGCTTGGCGTAAACAGAAACTCCAGCTTGTAACGTAGTAGTGACAGGGACAATAAACCCTTCGACCTTCAGCTCTCTCGCAATGCGGCGTTCGGCTAAAGTGATTAAACGAGGCAATTGCTCGTAAACGTATGGATCGCTTTCTTGAGTAAAACCACGTTCAAGATAGCGTCTAAGATCAGATAATAGTGATGTGTAGGTTACACTGCTGTTGTTGCTCATAATTACTCCAAGTAGTCACAAGCTCGCTGATACAGCAGGCGCAGTATGATTATATTATTTATCTACCTTTTTATCTAGTTTGTTGAATATTTTGTCCAACATTTCCTTGATGTCATCAATGTCACGATGATAATCATCTTTCGTAACATAAGTCATTGGCATGTTTCTAACATCACGATCCAACTTTTCAATTGCTTTAGTTATCGAGTTCAACACCCATCCACCAAAAAAAGCCGCAACCCCAACAACAATGTTAAATACAGTTTGCTCCATTACTGGACTCCTAAATATAGATCGCGTTCGGCTTCTCTGCGTCTGGTTAAGCCGTCCAGCGGTTCACCGTTGCATTTATTCCATTTAATAAACTGTTGAGCAATCTCAACAGGTGAAGCATTAGCATTAATAAGTTTCAACAAAGTAGATGAGATGAAATTACCCGAGCCTAAGTTGTAAACAAAAGAAACTAACGCATCAAATTCATGCTGATCAAGTGGCACTTTGACTGCAACATTGACAGTATTTTCATATTTTGCCAAAGATCTGACTAATAAATCTGTAGCTTCCTTTTCGGATATAGCTCGATCCGTGAGCTTTACTTTGGAACCGTTAAGGTAAAAAGTAGATCCATACCCTATGGTTGGCACACCTGCTGGACACTTATACGGTTTAGACTTAAACCCTTCAAATTCCTTAATCAGCGCCAAACCTTTTTCCGATGTTTTCATCAGATCAGTACGTTCGTTACGTCCAAAAATTTCA